CACCTTGATTAGAAATAATTTTGCCCAATTTATCAAAGATTTTATCAAGTTCATTTTTATATTTATCAAAATCTTTAGAATCCTGAGAATAACTTTCAGTTACTTTTTTCTTTTCTTTTTCATCTGGTTTGTCATCATCGCTTTCAGGTTCTTTGTCTTTAGTTTCACTATCAGCCCCATCAGTTTCCTCATCATCTTTTTTATCTTGCTCTTTACGGAACTTTTCTTTTTCTTTCTCTTTTTCTTCTTCTGAAGGCTCTTTTTTCTTTAATTCGGCGTATTTGGAAGCCTCAATTAATCCAAGTTCATAAAGAACTTCAATCTCTTTTTGAGTTTTGCCTTCCCAGATTTTCTTTTTTGGGGATTCTTTTTTAGTAAATGCTTTTAAAGATTCAAGAAGTTCTTTGGCTTTATCTTTACAGTCATTACAATCAACTTGTTCTTTAGTTTCTTCAATTCTACATCCAGTTTCATCGCAGATTACTCTTCCGTCTTCAGTTATTTTAAAATCTTTATTCTCAAGTATCATACTCTCGTTGAATCCATTAGTAAGAGCATTAAAATCACTTGGACTTGATACGATATCATAAGTAATAAGTTTAAATTCTTCTACTATATTACCTTTACCAAGTTTACCTACACCTCTTGATGATACTCCAATAGGAACACCAGCTTCAATTAGAGCCTTTATTTGATTACTTTCAGAAGAGTTATTATTCAAAATAACAGCTTCACCATAGACTTTTCCATCTGGTTTCATTTCAAGTTTTCTGATTTTAGCAACAGCCTTCCACTTATCTACACTTGAACGAGGCGGATGTTCTGCTTCCATTAGAGTATTATCTGTATTATTTCTTAATTCATTTTGATAGGCTTGAACATTAGTTTCCCATAATTGTCTTGAATAAATACGTCCATTTCTATTTCTCATATCTGGAGTACTGAATACTCCTTTAATTACATAGTTTTTTGAACCTGTCGATTCATTCATTTCAACTTCATAATCTAAATCATTAAAGTTATCATCATAAAATAATTTCATTATTTTTCCTTATCCGTTCATTGTATTAAGAAGTAGTCGAGCAACAGTTTTTCCGCCGATTTTCTTTACAATTTTTTTAAATTCTGCTCTAAGTTCATCAGATACATATTCTTCAGCATCTTTAGCACCTGTTCTTCCGATTGATCCTACTGGAGATTCTTGAAGTCTTTTCTTTTGACATTCTTCACCCATTGGATCACCCTCACAAGGACAATCACCTGAACCTTTTCTTTTTTTAAGAGGTTTGTTAGGCGGGGTAGCTTGAGCAATATCAGCTGCTACTGTGCCTTCAAATATTTCTTTGAACATTATTTATCCTTGTCATCTTTATCATCAGAATCTTTGTCATCTTTATCATCTTTGTTATCAGAATCTTTGTCATCTTTATCATCTTTGTCATCAGAATCTTTGTCGTCTTTTTTATCAAATGGATTTTCGCCTTCAAAAATACCTTTAGCGTGTTCTAATCTATCAAAATAACCTTTTTCAGCTAATTTTTCAGCAGCTTTTTGCTTAAGCATTTCTAGGGCTTGTTCTTTGAAATTACTGTATTCTTTTCCTTGAGCATTTTTTACCAGTTCTTGTGTTTCTTGGATATCCATTTTATTTCCTTTTATTTTTTGTTTTGTTTTGTTTTACTTTTATTTATTTATAACTCTTTTTTATCCACTAAATACTCCTAAAGGTTCACTATAACGTTCTATTAATTGTTCTTCAAGTTTTTCAAGGTCTTCACGTGCTTCAGATATTATTCTATCAAAGTTTATTTCTGCTCCACCTATAAGATTCTGACTATATTTACCTACATTTTGTCCCCATTGATACTTGGCTTGTGCTGTAGCCCATTCTTTAATCCATGGATGATTAAAAGCATCATCATAATCTGGGTTAGGATAGTAATATAAAGAAGCTTCTACTGCTATAGGTCCATTAAAAGGTCTAAATATTCTAAGGACATGATTACCTGGATTATAATCCCATTCTACTGTACTTCCATATATAGCTTGAAGAGTTTGAGAATTGGCAAGCATAGCATAAGCAAGACCAGGATCATTTCTACCACCACCAGTACTTGGACCACCAGCTACACCACCAGCTACACCAGTAGCAGAATAATCACCTGAACCAGGAATACTTGCAAGACTTGAAGTTTGACCTTCAGCATTTACATAAGGAACATAGTTCACAGGTATTTGATCCATCATTGGAAGTCCAGCCCAGACACCATTAGAACTTGATAAAAAGTTACTTAAACCATCAGCAAAAGATACTCCAAGAATATTATGAACTCTTTCATCAAGAATATAATCCTGAATATTATTTTGTGTTTCAATTACAAAAAGCATTCTTTCCATACCATCAAAAGCAAAATCAGACCATTTTCTAAAAGCATCATCTATCGCTAATTGTATTTGTTCATCAGTCATATCAACCGTTAGAAGTGGTTCACCTAGTTTAGTTTTGATGTACTGAATAAGTTTATCTTCTGAATCTATTTTTCTATTTTGTCTTGCTAAATCAATATTACGAGGTTGATTTCTTGAAATTGCATCAGCCATTTAAATCCTTTTTATTTTCTATGTTTTTGAACTTTATTAGGTTGTCTTTTAACTTTTTTTCTGTACAGTTTATTTTTTCTTCGAAGTTTTGCTTTATTTTTTTTGTAGTATTTTTTTCTTTCTTTTGCAGCTTTACGAAGAGCAGTTTTATCTCTTTTTCGTTGTCTATTTAATTGACTTTTCTTAGTCTTGAAATATTTTACTTCATTAAGATTATCTGATTCATCTGATTTATCTGATTTATCTGATTCATCTAAATCTTCTTCATCAAAAGAAGGATCATAAATTAAATCCATAATAAATTCAGCTACTTCATTTATTTCTTCTTGATTCAATTCATTAAGAATTTCAAGGATATCTTCTTTCGTAAAATCTTCTTGTGAAAGAGATGTAAGGGTTTCGTCTTGTTCATGTATAAAATCTACGAACTTCATTTCAAGTTCCTTTTATAGTTATTTATAAATAAACTAAAAGACAAAAGGATAGAAATGAACTTATGGGAAAGTCTTAAAAAGACATTTATAAATGATCCTGTGCCTAATGAAATGAAAAATCCTTCAGCTGAAGTAGATTTACGACATAATATAAAAACTCTAACTGATGATCCTTATGGTGGTGCTTTAGTATTTAATACAGAAAATCAAAGTACATATGATATGTTTGGTATCGGCTCAGTATCTCAATTTGATTATCAAAATTCTGTAATTGATAAATATAGAGAACTTGCTACAGATCCTGAAGTATCAAATGGTATAGATATTATAATAAATGAACTTGCTTATACAACAGAAGAAGATATATTTAAGTTAGACCTAGATGAAGAAAATGATAAAATAAAAGAAGCAATTTCAAAGGCCTTTAAAGATGTTCAAAATTTATTAAATACAAAAGAAAATCTTTATAATATATCAAGACAAATGTATATAGATGGACAATTAAATATAGCCCTTATATATCAAACAAACGATTTAAAGGGTGGAATTAAAGCTGCACATATTTTAGAACCTTTAAATTTATTTTTTGATAAAAATGAAAGAATATGGAAATATAATAAAACTAATGAAAACCAGTATGATTCTCTTTATGAAGTCCAAGATGAACAACATGACCTAACTTATACAGAATCTGAATTAGTTCATGCTGATTATGGTCTTTTTACAAAAATAAGATCAGGTGGAGATGGAATCACAAGAACAGAATTTAAAATAAATTTAGGATATCTTGAAAATGTATTTAAAACAGCTAATCTTCTTCAAACTTTAGAAAATATGCTTGTACCACTTAGATATAGTAGATCAGTTTCAAGAAGATTATTTAATGTCGATGTAGGTGAACTTCCACCAAAAGCAGCAAAAGAGGCTATGGATCAAATTCGTAATGAATTTAAATACAAAAAGACATATGATCCAGCTACAGGAACTATTAAAAATATTAAAAATACTCAACCTCTTGTAGAAGATTACTGGTTTGCTAATAGATCAGGTGGTAAAGGAACTACATTAGAAACTATGGATGAAAAAGGTGCTTTAATGGACCTTGATGATATTAGACATGCTTCAAGAAAACTATATCAATCAATGAAAATACCATCTTCAAGAAATCCTTATAGTGAAGATGAACCAAGATTTAGTTTTGATTCAACAGAAATTACCCAGGAGGAAATGAGTTTTTATATCTTTGTATCAAGATTAAGAGTACCAATTGCTAAAATGTATAAAGAAATATTAAGACGACAACTTGTTTCTACTGGTGTATTTACTGATCAGGAATGGAAAAATTATGAAAAGAAAGTCCAAGTAAACTTTAGTCAAGATACTATCTTTTTGAAAAATATGAAAAATCAAACATTTCTTCAAAGTATGGATAATTTTGCTGGTGTAAAAGAATCAGTAGGTCAAACAATCTCTCTTGAAACAGCTGTAGAATATACATTCGGTTGGGGTACAGAACAACTTAGAGATGAATTAGAAAAAATTGAAGAAGAAAGAATGAATCCTCTTTATAAAAATTTCTATGATAGAGAAGAAGCAGAAGATAGAGAAGCTAAATGGATGTAAATGAGAGTTTACACACAAGATTATATAGAGTACAAACTTGCCGGAGTTTGTACCTTTCTCTCTGAAGAAACAATTAAAATAATGGGCTATGATTATAAAAATCTTTTTGAGCCAAGACATTTACCTATTTTGATATATTCAAAATCTGGAGAAATTGATGGTCCATTATTTGGTATAATGAATAATAAACATAAGTATATTAATCCAGAAATAATCAAAGACCTCTACGATTTAAATACTGGCCAAGAACTTTATCCTGAACTTTTTATTTAAGTTTAAGTTTCTTTTTATATAATAAAAATAAAAAGGACTTGAATGAGTAAACACCAACACAAAAACCAAAAACCAAAACACAAAGAATATAATATAGGAAAATCAGATTATAGTAAATATAATATACAACCATGGGATGTCTGGAAAGAATATCATTTAAATCCCTGGGATGCTGATATTATTAAAAGAGTCCTAAGAAATAAAGATGACGAAGACCCTATTTTAGATTATGAAAAGATTATTCATATCTGTAAAGAACGTATATCTCAATTAAAAGAAGGATACGAGTTTTAATATTACTTTAATATATTAGGAGTATAATAAAATAAAAAGGGGTAAAATGTTTGAAGGCCAATGGAAAATTGGAAAATGGGATTGGTATGAAAGAATACAACAAAATAATAAAGCAATTTTTAGAAAAATAAAAACAAAACAAGAATATTACATAGAAGATAAAAATGGTCAATTTAAAACTCTTATAGATGAAAAACCTCTTTCAAAAAAAGTAGGAAGACCACCTAAATCTATAAAACCTTATAGTAAAGTATCTGACGCTGATGTAAATATTAGAGATAATTATTGGTCTGAAACAGATACAAAATATAATATGAATCCTAAAATATGGTATATAGATATTGAAACTACAGCGTTAGATTCAATTAATCTTGAAACAGTACCAGAAGAAGTCGTACTTATTCAGATTTATGATAATAAGTTAAATAAAATGATTATTCTTGGAACAAGAAATTGGAAAGGAAAATATTTTAAAAAAGAATTTAAAGATGAAGGTATAGAAGTAGTATATAAAAATTGTAAAACTGAAAGAGAACTTTTTGAAAATTTCTTTTCATTAATTGAAAAACTTCAACCTCTTTTAGTATTAGGTTGGCATACTCTTGGATTCGATTATCCTTATCTTTATAAAAGAGCAAAAAGACTTGGTTTTGATACTAATGGATTTAGTCCATTCAAAGAAACGTGTAAATTAGAAGAACAGGATCTTTCTAATAACACTAAATCATATAAATTTAGTACACCAGGAATTTATTATATGGACTTTATGGAAATTTATAAAAAATATGTATTTGGTGAAAAGGCTTCATATAGTTTGGATTTTATTTCTAAGTTTGAATTAGGTAAAGGTAAAATAGAACATACCCAGTATAATTCTTTTGATGGAATGAGAACTGGAGAAGGCTATATTTTTCCATCTGAAGTTCCTAATGATTCATATGAATTAGAAATGTATAATCTTCAAATGGAATATAAAAATAATCCAAATAATAAATTAAAAATACAAATTGAAGACCTTGCTTATGATTTATTTATGTATTATGGCGGAATTGATACTTATAGAGTAAAAGAACTTGATGATAAACTTCAGTTAAGTAATATTCTTCTGATGATTTCAAGTAAAATGGGTATTACTCTTCAAGATTCTCTTGGTACTGTTAAACCTTGGTCTTCATTTATAGAAAAGGTGGCTTATACAAAAAGAAGAATACTTCCTGATATTTCTGTAGATGATGATGCTGATACATCAGTAAAAGGTGGTTATGTTGCTGATCCACAAAGAGGAAAACATACCTGGACAATTTCAGTTGATATCAATTCAGCTTATCCGAACTTAAGTATGAGAGGCTTTAATATGTCTCCTGAGACATATATACCTGTGTCTGATTTACCAGAAGACTTGTATGATTTAAATACAAGATTTTTTACTGATGAAAATGAAGAACTAAGATTCAAAATGTATATAAATCATAAAGAAATTTTTGATAAATATACTGATTTATTACATAAGTATAATTATTCGGCTGGAATAACAGGAGCAATTTTTACAAAAGAGAAAAAAGGTATTATTCCTGAATTAGTTGAAAAGATATATTCAGACCGTAAAGAACAAAAAAGACAGATGTTAGAATGGAAACAAAAAGCAGCTGATAAAAAAGCAAAACACGAAGATGCTGATTATGAACTTTATATGGCAAGTCAATTTAATACAGCACAATTAGTTTCTAAAGTTCTTATTAACTCTTTATATGGCGCTTTGGCAAATAAATATTTTAGATTGTTTAATATTAATATAGCAAGAGCTATTACAGGTAATACAAGATTTTATATACTTTTAATGACTTATAGAATTGAAAATTATCTTCAGAGTGTAGTAAAATCAGATAAACCTTATACAGTATATAATGATACTGATTCAGGATATTTTACTCTTGCTCCTATAGTAGAAAAAATGTTAAAGGCAGGTAAAATAGAAAATGATGTTCAAAAAGTAACTGATTGGATTGATAAATTTGTAAAAAAGAAAATTGATCCTATAATAGAATCAGTTAATAAAGAGTTTGCTACAGCTTTAAATGCTTTTGATCCTGAGGCTATTAAAACAGAAAGAGAAGTTATATCAGATGTTTCTGTATTTAATAATAAAAAGAAATATTACATGAGAGTAATTGATAATGAAGGGGTAAGATATGAAGAGCCTGATATTAAAAGAATTGGTATTGATATTGCTAAAAGTACTACTCCACCATTTTTTAAAAAGAAACTGCTTGAAAGTATTCAAATTATTTTCGATTCAGATATAGAAACATTAAAAGAATGGGTTCAAGAAGTAAAAAATGAAGTTCAACAAATAAACTTAGATGAAATTGCTAAAATCACAGGAATAGGATCACTTGCATATGACTTAGAAAAAGTAGAAATAAAAGACGGAAGAAAAGTAGCTATACCAATTAATTCAAGAGCGGCATTAGCTACAAATAAATTGATTGAATCAAATAAAGATTATAAGCACAGATTTCAAAAGATTACACCAGGGGATAAAGTTAAAATGCTCTATCTCAAAGAACCTAATCCTTTTGGTCAAAATATTATGGCGTATATAGATGGTGATTTAGCTGAAATATATAGAGAATACGTTGATTATGAATTAGTCTTTGAGAAGAATTTTATGGCTCCTTTGAAACTAATGATTGAATCTATAGATGATTGGGAAACAAGACTTATTACAAAAACAGAAATATTAGATAAATGGTAAAAAAGAAAGGAAGTTTTAAGGAATATTTAGATATAATAAGAATAAAAGGATAGAATATGTTAAATTTTAATAATTCTGATAATTCTAATACTGCTACAAAATTTAATGTATTAGAATTAAATCAAGAAAAATTACAAAATGCTATTATAAATGAAGCAAAAACTATTTATGAAAGTTCAGTTGCTTCAAGACATTATAATGGTAGAAAGAGAACATTAGCAGAAATAATTGAGACTATAAGACCTTCAAAAACTTGTGAAGAATATCTAGTACAAAAAGAAAATTTTATATATAATTTACAAAAATGGCATGATGTTATTTCGCCTAAAGGACATTTAGTAGAAGTAAAAGTTATAAAAAATAATATCAAAAAAGAAAATTATAATAATTACGCTAAGGGAATTTATAATAAAATAAAAAAATATAACTCATGTGAATATATTTATATGTACAAAAATAATGGAAATGGTAATTTTGAATTAGTTTATATATACGATACAAAGACAAATACAAACACGAACACAAATACGAATACAACAAAGGAAAAAAAATGATAACAGAATTTAACGAAGTAAGAAATTGGGGAAAGATTAGAGGTATTGAGGGAGCTGAACCACAAGTTCAATTTCAAAGATTTCTTCAAGAAGCAACAGAAATTCATGAAGCATTGGTAAATAATGATGATTATGAATTTAGAGACGCTATAGGAGATACAATCGTAACTCTTATTATGCTAGCTGGAACTAAGGAATATAATGCTGAAGATTGTTTAGCAGAAGCATTTAATGTAATAAAATATAGAAAAGGTTTAAATAAAGATGGAAGTTTTGTTCGTTATGGAAAATTATCTGAAGAAGAACAAAAACTATGTGATGAAAAACAAGGTGCTGAAGGTTCTGAATATTTCTTTAGTTATGACTTAAATAATCTATCTCCTGAAAACTTCCTTCCTTAAGGAGGTTCTAAGGGATATTTGGATATAATAGTACATAAAGAATAAAGAAAATAAAGAAGGATAGAATATGAAAAAAATAAATCTTAAAGGTACAAATACAATTTTTCATAAAAAAGATAATGTATTTGGAAGAAGTGTTCAAAATATAAACCTTAAATATTTTAATCCTTTATATTATTTTGATGGATTTTTTCTGAAGAAAATTAAATCATTTGAATATGAAATAAAAAGTACAAAAATTTGGTTTACTTTTCAGACTGATAAAGGTCCAGAAGTATTAAAAATTAGTTATAAGAAATCTGAAAATACAACTATATTAAAAATTTGGTATGATGATAAAATACCTGCTCTTTATAATTCATTAGAAGATTTTGTTGAAGATACAAAAATCTATTTTAATGAACAACAAAAATTAAAAAATAAATATTTTGAAAATTATAAAAGAAAAGAAAATGAAATAAATTCAAGTACAAATCAACTAAAAGAAATAATGGATAAATTTCCTGAATATTTTATTTGAATTTAAGTATAGTTATATATAATAAACTATTAAGGAGTAAAAAAAATGAGAAATAAGACATCTTCACCAACAGTACCTTGGCCCTGGCCAAGTGAAAATAATGAAAAAAAACAAAATATAAAACAACTTAGTCAGATTGATCATGTTCTTCATCGACCAGGTATGTATATTGGTTCAGTAGTAAAAGA